TGCACAGGTGTAGTTGTTGACTCCGGCTGCGTACTTGACCCCGGAGAAGTTCTGCACGCTGATGATGCCACCTTCAAGCGCTCCGGTATCCTCCAGGCGGCCGATCTGCTCGGCGATCGAATTGAACAGGTAATTGTTCAAGCCGATGATGTTGTCCTGGAGATTCTCGTTCGTAACCGTCGCCATGCCGCCGAACTTTCTTGCCGTCATGACGCGGCTGGCGAAAGCCGTTGCCGGGAGCGCGTCGGTGACGGTCGCATTCTCGGCCACGATGAAGGCGGAGACGTTGGCATTCTCGACCGGGATGGAGAGCGTCAGGCTGTTCATTACGATCTTAGTGGCGAGAGGCCGCACGACCGTATTGTCCTGAATCAGTCTCATCAGCTCGGCTTCGACCGGAGTGGCGATGATGCTTCCGCCGCCGGCCAATGCGTCACCAAGAAGGGCCTTCTGCGCCGGATCGTAGCCCCAGCCCTTCTCCAGATCCTCGGCCATGCGCATGTATTCCGGCGCAGTTTTGCCGGTCACCTCGCGCAATGCCTTGCGGGCCATGAATTGAAAGTGCCACCAGAGGCACAGCGCCGTCCGGTTGACCGGATCGGCATAGCCGTGACGGGTGGCAATCTCGATGTGCCGGCGATACTCGGCAGGAATGGCGCCCTTGAGATTGTCGCTCTCAGGGCCATGCGTTCGGGCCGTGTTGATCTTCGATTCGACGTCGGTGATCCACTCCTTTGTCTGCTTTAGCTCGCCGCTGATCCCCTCGACGCCGGAAATCCGGCGCTTCAAAACCTCGAACTCCGAGTCAATCGCCTGCTGTGACTTCTGCTGCTGCGCTTCCAGGCCCTTGAAGCCCTTGTCGATCTGTTCCTGCACGTCATCTAGTTTTGCCATTGAAGTATCCTTTCAGAAAATAATTGGCCGCGATCTTCGCGTCGTGCTGTTCTTCCGCCTGCTTGGCTCGCAGGGCTTGTTCCTTCCCACCGAACCCGCCGTCCCATTCCGCCACAGGCGAAGGACCCGCGATGATGGAAGCCATTTGGTGCGAAATGAGTCCGCGCTGTGACAGGTGAATCGCCTTGGACACCGCCTCGGGATTCGCCGGCACCGCGACGAGTGAGTATTCGAGAAGCTCTTGCTTGTTGAAGATGTAGCCGAGGAAGTTCCCCTTGTCGTCCTTGCGCATCTCCGGCTGCTCGGTCGGGTTGAAGCCCACCGACCAGGACTTCATATAGCCTTCCCGCGCCAGCATCGCCAGGTCGCGGCTCATCTGGGTCTTTTCGTGGAACCGCGTTACCGACCACAGTCCCTTCCGCTGAATCTCCATCTCGACAGCGTTCCCGATCGGCGGCTGCGAGTAGTCGTGGCTGAAAAGCACGGGCGCGCCGGTCTTCTTGTAGTTCCCCAGCTCCCAGCCCTTCGCCTTGATGACATCACCGACGCGGTCGACGGCCTCGGTCGAGACATAGGCTTCGACGTCGCCGTTCTTCAAGGCCTTCATCTCGGCAACGTAGAATTTCCGGACGGGGCCGACGGATTCACCAGAGGCGGGGACTTCCTGTGGTGTCTCTTCGGGCTGCGGATCTGGGACTGGCTCTGGCTCGACAAATTCCATCTTCATGTCTTCTCCTTACGCAACCGCTAGAAAGACACACCGGCAGTTGACGATCTCTTCGGCTGGGCCGTCTTTATCGGTCGGGTACAAAAGCCCGTTGCTGAATTTGTCCCCGAGCATGACGATCTCCCCGTCCACCTCGACATGGGAGTCACGCACGCGTTCATCTCTGGCGGACAGCCACTCCAAGCGCTCGACGCCGGCCTCTTTCATGGTGGCGTATCGCCCGCCGTTGAACGCCTCGGCGACTTCCGTCCGGGCGATTCTTCGGGCGCGGGACCGCTCGACGCCGAAGACCTCCTCGACACGATCGGCGATCTTCTCGATCGACTCGCCCTTGTCGATTCCTTCCTGGAGACTGGCGCGCAGGCGGTCCCGGAGCGGGCCGTCGATCAGGTCGGCGATCTCGAACATCTTCTCGGCGAGGAACTTGACGACCTCGGGGGACAGAAAGTTGAAGTCGATCGTCATCCCCAGCTCGGCCGCGACCGACTCGGCGCCCTTCTGGAGCGCCGACTTGTAAAGCGGCGTGGTGCGCTTCTTCAAGTCGTCTTCGGCCTTGGCCTCATCGAACATCAACACCTCGACGTTGATGTCGGTGAACTTGGCCTCTTTCCGGCCGCGCAGCTTGAGCAGGACTTCGCCCTTTAGGGAGAAGAAATGGTCGCGGACGCGCCTCTCGAAGGCCATCTCCTCGTCACGCACACGGCTGATGAGCGTGCGCCAGTTCATGCCCCGGGCAATCTCGCGGCTCTGCGCATTCATTCCAACAGACAGGCCCTTGCCGGCGTCGGGCTCCATCTGGGTCGGCATGTCGCCGGGCTGATTCTGCGGCTGCGCCGGGGCAGGGCTTCCGGTGGCCTTCGCCGGATCGACGGTCGCCTGCAGGTCGGCGTTCACCATGCTCGACACCACCCAGCGGGTATCCGCCGCCGTATCATCCGCCGGGAACCCAAGTTCCATGCGTTCGTTGATGTCCCGGAAGCTGACGCCCATGTTCCATAGGTTCCGGGCGATATCGGAGACCGCCTTCTGCTCCTCAGTCATGGCCTTGATCGACTCGGTCTTGAAGTACGGCGTCTCGGCGATCCCGAACGGCTTGCAGAGGCGTTGCTTGATGCGGCGCTCGAGGTAGTGCGCCAGCGGGAGATGATTGAACCAGAACTGCTTCGCCTGCTGCACGGAGGCGGAATAGTTCGCATCCTTCTGCAAGCCGGCGACGGAGGGCGGCACCTTGAAGACCATGAGGATGAAGGCGGACGAAGCATCCAGCCAGGTCGGGAAGTCCATGTCCTTCTGACTCATGCCGATCTCGGTGTAATCCACCGGAGCGTTGATTACTCCAAGCCGGCCGCGCCTCGACGCCCCGGAATGGCGCGCCTCCAATTCGTCCCGGAGCCGGATCATGGCTTCCGGCTGGATGATGGCGCCCTCCTTGGCCGTCACCAGGCCCCCGAGGATGCAGGAGTTCTCAAAGAAGGCGTCTTGATAGGCGAGGGCCTTATATCCGCCCTGTGCCGGTAGCATGGCGGCGGACATTGGGGCGAGACCGCGGATGGCATCATAGGGGTTGAAATGCTTGAACTGAATCACGGCGTCCGCGCCGACCCGCAGCACATCGGCCCCAGTCTGGAACTCCCAGAACGCCACCCGGCCGGCCTTGACAACGGCGCGCACGTCTTTAGGGTCCCACAGGGTGATTGAGGTCGGGAACTGCGGCCCGTTCCCCGTGCGCCGCGCCAGACCGTCCAGGAACCAGAACGCCTCGCCGTACAGCTCCATAAATCCGATCGTGCCCTCGATGAGCTGCGGACCGTCCATGTCGGGTCCGGGAACATCCAGCAGGGCCTTGACGATGGAATCCCCGATCGGCGACTCGCGCTTTGCGTCAGAGTCCGGGAACATCTCCAGCGGCAAAGCAGAGATTCCCTGGGAGATGGCCGAGACGGCGGCGTAGATGGTCGGATGCTGCGAATACGGCTGCAATAGTTTCGCGCCGCCCATGAACGGGATGAGACTGTCGAATCCGGCGGCGAACACCGTCCCCCAAGCCTGGGTGCCTCCGGAAGCCGTCTTCTCGGTCTCCGCTGTCGGCGCCAGAAACACCCGCAGCGCCTCACGGGCGCGTTCGATTACGCCCATACAACCTCCAGGTTGACCGCACGCTTCAAGCCGTTGTTGGCGATCGCGTTCGCCATGACCATGTCGTCATGTCCGCCGTGCGGGTTGCCGAACTTGGTCGTGCCGATCTTGGTGGTGCGCATCTGGTAGGCGACGTGCTCGTGCTTCTGATACTGATCGGACAGGAGCGTGACCGTCCCGTGGGCGATGTCGCTCCGGTAGTCCATCAGGATCTTCGGCTTGCTTGACATGTTGGTCGAGAACGGGTACACGGTGCGGCCGCGGATCATCAGGTTCCGGCACATCGGCCCGCCAGGGCCGTTCTCCTCGATCACGATCCCGGCGTCGTTATACAGCCGCGCGATCCGGTCGATCTCCTCTTCCTGCTGTTCGCTCGGAGTGCCCTTGTAGCGGGAGTAGTAGACCTGCCGACGGGCCACCACATCCCATACCGACGCCACGAAATAGTCGCTGGAGATGCACGGGTCGACCCCGATGAGGTAGTGCCGCCCGGGGATCGGCGCTTCGACCGCGGCGGTTGACACCGCGTCCAGGTTGTAGAAGAACGACCCGGCACCGTGGATAGTCTCGCCGAGGTAATACCGCCGGAACTCCGGAGAGTCGTCCCCGCCGAGCATGATCTTCGCCTCGTTGAAATCCTGGAGCGTGGCCGTGGGTCGGTCGAGGAACTTCCAGCGGCGGAAGTCCCAATCCGGCATGTCCGGGTCCATCCCCCACCGCTCCGCGTTGTCCATGAACGACCCGGCGTCGCCGGGATTGCCGATGATCTTTAGCCGGCCACGGGTCGCGGCGATAGTGGTCGAGATCTCCGCCCAGGCGGGGTCAAACGCCGGCGTTCCGGCCTCGTCCAGAACCATCCCTAGAACGCCCGCGCCGCGCAGATAGTCCGGCTCCTGGGCCGTCTTTAGCAGTATCGCCGCCCCGTTCGCCAGCCGGCATTTCCACGGCCGCTCCGACTTCTTCACGATCACCGGCGCCAGCAAGTGGATCACCTGCTTGTAGCCAAGCAAGCCGACGTCGTTCGTCGGCCCCACCCACCAGAACATCCCGCCGGGGCTCTTCGCGGCCTCCCGCGCCAGCCACCAGGCCGCCGCCGTCGTCTTCCCGCACTTGGTCGCCGACTTGCAGACCGTGAACCGCGAGGGATGGTTCACAAATTCCGCCTGATGCGGCCACAGCTTCGGCGGCTTGATGCATATCCGGCCCATCAGCTCAAGTCCCCCTC